ACTTTGTTAGTTTACCTACGGTAAGTGTGATTTTAAGCCAGACCCAGGGAAGGATATCCATCGCTTGTTCGTTGGATATTCTCTGGATAGGCCTGGTCTGCCGCAATAAAACTTCATCATATGACGTGATTCGTGTTGGGTCAACCTCCTTCCTGTACTCGACAAGAAACTCAGTAATAAGTTTTTGTTGTTTTCGAGTAATTGTAGGTAGGGTTGGCTTGACATCTGTCACGCGAGTTTTGATGGAGTGTGCGGTGTTTCCCTTACACTTGATAGGTATATGTGTTAAACCTCTGGTGCAACCGTCGAAATACTGGTCTGTTGCTGGTTTTTCGTCAACAGTACAGTCATAATCTTCTGGTTTGTAAGTGTAGTGAGTAGTTGAAGGGGGCCTGACGTAATCAAGGCCCTTTCGATGGTTCACAACATACGTGACAGCTAAGATGGCTAATGAGACCTCGAGGGGATCCCATTTCTTTGTGCCACCATATAACTGGTTGAATTGTGCCGCATTGATCTTCGTTTTTCTGTCGGTGTTCCACGTTTTGATAACACTGTAAGCTTTCTCATCGATGCTTGCTGTTTTATGTGTACCAGCAAGAGTGTATGAGTAAACAATCTCATTGTCTGAGTTGACATGAGAAAATGCGTACATTTTGTTACCTTTCGGTGATAAGTGGGATACTGGTATATCTATAATTTCAGGTTCCAGTCTTCTTGGGAGATACTTTTGTATCTCCCGAGCCATCCAAAGGGTTTTGATGAGACCGAACTTTGCAGTGGGTTTGAGAACCCAGATAGTTCGGTTTTCACCACAGGGGATGTGGAAGCATTGGTGCATTCCAGACTGTAGTTGAAAGAATTTGAAAGCTCCAGTGATGAACAAAAACGTACCAATACCGGTCAAAATCGACAAGTAGAGGAAGGTGTTTGATTCCACGGGGCAATCAATTAGTTGTGGTCTGAGGATGGATCGGTGTTTGAAAATCAAATACGGAATCCCCGAGAGTGAACTAAAAGGTATAGAGAT